CATCATACTGGATAGCAGCCGAAGCCACGCCACCAACCGAAATAGTGTAAGTACCGGCAGAGCCGGTGACGGTCAGCGACTTAGAGTTCGCCGCAGGGGCAAACGTGCTAGGATCAAATGTGGTAATATTAGCCGGCGTGGGGCGTGCGGTACCAACAGGAGCCGAATACACCCATCCGACAGCAGCAGTCAAAACTGCATTGTCATTAAGCGACATAATAATTTCCTTAACTTTAGAGTGGGCGTAAACCCAACTGAACTAGACCTTGGACTCGCCAGGAATCCATAAACAATGAACTGAACTGAGTCATACTCATGTTCTCACGAATAGAATGCAGATATCCGGTATCTGACTGTTTCTGATACAGCACCGCATCATACAACGCCTCAAGCGCATGATTATACAGATGCTCACATTCAGGTAAACCCTCCATCGAAAATGCGGTCAACTCAATAACCGTCACATCCAACTTATTAGGTTCCCTGAAATTACGTCCCTCCGAATCCACTTTGCGGATATTCAACATAGGGAACTCGCGGTAATCAATATCCTCAACCCAAGAACCGATATGAACATCCTTCAAAGCAGGCCAATCCCTCAGAATGGGTATGACAACCGATTGGATACGGGGCATGGCAGGTTTAATCATCTGCGGAACCTCCTAGCCATCGTCAACCATGCTGCACGTCCAAGGATGTGCAAACCACGCGGAGAACGAGTTTCAGTCCCACCGAACACACCAGAAGGATCATGACCCATCTCAATAGCCAAGGCAGCCCGATTATCTGCGCCGCCCTCCATCCAAATAAGCTGATCGAAAAACCCGTAGCCATCTACAATAGGAACATTATCTTTACCTATCTCAGTCAACCCACCAGGCCCAACAATCTTATGATGTTCAGTGGTGGCCCTAGCCTGAATAAGATTGCGCTTAGCTCTCATCTCAATCTCACGACCAACACTGTTAATCTCAGGATTAGCCATTTTAGAAATCTTAGGGTACATATCTACTTTAGGCAACAAATAATCCCCGCCAGCCATCAGAACCTCTTAATGGTGTAAGTAGTGTGCGCCGTCATCGGTGAACTATTGTAGCGGTTAGCAGTACCAAACAAAGCCCAATACTCCCCCCGCCACTCAATGCGACCCTGGGCACCTATCTCGCCATACGGCCAATCCCTAGGCAACCTGATCGAATAAACCCGCTCAGACTCAAAACCCTCATTGTCCTGCTCTTGACGGCGTGAAGAAGTACCTGACTGCCCCACCACCTGAATCCTAGCCCTAGCAGAAACAGCAACCTTAGAAGGACGGGTACGAATATTGCCGTCCTCATCATACACCGCTTCCTCCAAAAACACTTTGATATCCTCGGTGCCGCGATCCAACAAACTCATAACTCACCCCGCATCTTCTGTCTCAAAATTAGGAACAAGAGTGAACATGCCGCCGCCGAACTCGTAACCAAGAATCTTCCACTCCTCAGGAGTCAACTCCAACTCTTGTGCCCTCGTCGCTTGAGACAACTGGTATGTGTAGTTCCCGTCAGTTTCCGACACAAACCCGTCAGGGTTACGCACAGTGCGCAACACAGCCTCAGCCTCAACCATACGAACATCATCAACATCCAATGTGCCGTCGGCAATCAGATCATCCAGCAGAGGGATACGTCTGCGAATCATTCGCTCAACATCACCCAACCTGACACCGATCAACGCCGACTCATCCTCAGATGGAACCTTGGCCCAGCGAACAGCCACATCTTCAATAGTTGCATAGGCCATAACAGGTTATCCCTCCGATTTAGTGGAACGCCTACGAGTAGCGGGTGTTTTCTTAGTTGGCGCATCGTCGGCAACCCAACCGCCCGACTCAATCAGTTTAGCGGCCTGCTCATCACTAACCTCAGCCAAACCTTCATTGATAGCGTGCTTAACAACAGCCATATTTATTTTCCTTTCGGGTAGGGGGAGCCGGGATCGCCGGCTCCCCCCAACAACCAACTACGGGGTAACGACGTTGGTCAGCTTGACAAACGCAGCCACATCATTGATGAGGCAAGCAAACTCAGCCTCAACACGCACAGCCACAAGGTTGTTCTGCCACAGCGACGTGATCCCAGAACCATCCTGGGCGACCGACAGATCAAGGGTAGCCTGATCGGTAACGTCATAAGACAGACCACCAACCTGGCCCCACACGATCTGAGTCCAGTCACCCATGTAGCCGACAGTGGTGCCAGACTTCACATGATCCGACAGATACGTCGGACGGCCAAGGACACGGCCAGCGCGGAACGGTGCATTAATGTCCTGGTAGGTTGCATCAATGAACAGAGGACGCTGAGCGGTGTCAACCGCACCATTCAGAATAGGCTCAGCCACATCATCAAACAATGTGCCGTTCCACTTCTTACCGTCCTGCAGCAGCAAATCAAGACCGTTGTTCAACGCGGTGTAGGCGTTGGAGCCATCGGCGGCACCCTTACCGGCACCCAGCGGATCAGCCAAAGAAACCGACTTGGCGGTCTGCGACAGAGCCTTACCGAACGGATTCTCAAAATCATTCAGAACCGCATTATCGAACGACAGTGCGATAGCCTCAGCGACCTTGGTTCGCATCACGTTCAGATAGTTCAGCGGATTAGCCCGAACGGTTTCAGCCGACGCCACAAAGATCGTTGCAATCTTGTAAGGCACAACATCCTGCTTGTTGAAGTCGCCCTTAGTGACAGGCTTCTTACCGCCCTCAGCAACCCACTTAGCCGAAACATTACCGGTCCAGTGGGGGATACGGACACCAGTCGGACCCATCGGAATCTTCTGTGCAAGCTGCTGAACGATAGACGTTTTCTCAACCTGCGCGAAATAGTCCTGAGCCACATTCGGTTCAAGCCAACCCGAAAACATCGGGTCGGTGGTCTGGGCGACGTTGCTGCCACGAGCCGGCGCATAACCGGTAGTCGAAGCATACACGGTGTCTTTGTCAGTACCGGCGGGAACGCCGGTCGGTGCAGGATATCCTGCGGTACCATACTTGGGGCTAACCCCAGGCGAAACTGCCATAATAATCTAACTCCTTAAAAATTTTAGCGAACGCCGACGATCTTCTTCAAAGATTCAAGCAGCGGATCGCCATTAAGAGGTAGGGTGTTCCCTGACCCCTGTGATGGGTCAACCGGTCGATCCCTTTCGGGAGCCTTACCGATCAATGATTTAACCCGACTAACCGACTCAGAAATAGATTCCTCATCATTTCCTTGCACCAAAGCCACAACATCGAACACATCCTCAGACGGGATACCCGCCTGCAATGCGCTACGCAGCTTCACCAACTCAAGCTCCCTAGACGACATGTCGGAACGCAAAGCCTCAAACTCGCTGTCTTTAGCAGCCAAAGACCTGTCATATCCGGCAGCCAACTCCGCTTTAGCGGCAGCCACAGCCTCATTCTTTTCCGTTCGATACTTAGCGGCCTCTTGGCGCAAACCCTGAACATAATCAAGGCTGAATGTTTCCTGCTTAGACACCTCCTGAGTGTCACCGGCAACGGTATCTGTAGTGGTTTCCTCGGACATAAATTTTGCCTCCTGGGCGATATGACCCCATCCAGGGGTCAGACGGGTAGACTAAGCTGCTGATAACGCAGCCCAATCAGACGAACTGATTTCACCGGACTCAACCATAGACCTCAACTGGTTTATAGCCTCACGGTTATGGGTGGTTTTTTTCCACCTTCTCTCCTTAAAGGAGTAATACTTTTTGTCAGGATTCGCGTCTAGAACAGTTCTAGCACGAGTCGAAGCCTGATACCACAAATCCAATGCATTAGATGCAGCCTCAGCACCCTCCCATTTAGTTTTATTGAATACCGGAACAACGATACAATCACAACCAACATGCCATTTTGTCATAGCATCATTGATAGCTTTATCGTTAGCAACAACAGCCTCAGTGTTGCTGAGGTTCAACCCAGCCGATCTAGCTGACTCGTACACCGGGCCACGCGACACCAGCATCAAACAGAACTCGCACGTTTCCCTACCGGTAGCGACCCTAGCCCAGCCACGAACAGCTTTACCTTTTTTATTCCTTGGCTTCAACTCTTGACGCTCAGCCTCATCTTCTCGCTTAAACTCGTCAAGCAAATCAACTATAGATTTGAAAAACGAATCATCATCGTCATCGTCAGGCTCATCAGGGTACGGTTCTTCATCTAAACGCTCATCCAACTTGACCGACTTGATGATCTGTTTACGGCCACCATTCTGCACCGCACGCTGAGTAGAAATCAACGCTTTTTCGACAGCCTTAGGTGAAGCATCCTCCACCGACATAGACTCCCGCGCAGGTTCCATATCCGCAACAAAATCCTTAAACTCGTATGTTTCAAGGAACATGTCGTGGCGTTCAACCGTAGGATGCCATTTCAACCGTTCAGAGTCGTAAAACACCCTACCCAATTCGGCTGACTGGTATCGGGCCTGCTGAACCGCAGGGAACAACAATGCCAACAAGTCCAGCCAAGCCCTCAACGATAAACCTTGGGGTAGAAAATATTTACTGAACGAAGCCACATACGCTACAGCGGCAGCAACAATAACCGCCTCAGCGGCGGCGTACTCTTCAGCATCCATTTAAGCTCCCGCAGTGTCCTTAGGTGGAGTGGCACCAGGCCCAGACAATTCACCGGGCTTCTGGCCGGCAGGCGGATTTGCGCCACCAAGCAGCATGTTCATCGGTGACTCCTGCTCATCCCACGCCGCCATTTCCTCACGCTCAGCAATAGTGTAACCCATATCAATACGGGCACGTTCCTTAGGAATGACACCCATACCGTTAGCATACAGTTTAGTGGCAGCATCAGCCTTAGCAGTATAGGTTGGGGTTGACGGGTCACGCCACACCGTTTCCATACGAAACATTTCCGGTGGAATATCCCCACCTTTAGCCATCCGGTAGGCGATCCTCATAGCCTGCTCCCACGCCCCACCAAACAGTTTATTTTTCCGTTCAGTCTTTTTAACCAACCTGGATTCAGACGATTTAATCGCCTCAGCGGAAGCAGGGTTTTGAGAATTGAACGATAAATACTGTGGCGGTAAACCTGTGTATGCAGCCGCCTTACGATCCAATGAGTCCAACGCCTCAACAAAATTACGAAGCTCAGCAGCATTAAACTGCTGGGCCTTAGCATCAGGGTCTTCAAATGCAAGTATTCTCGCAACGTAAGCATCGAACAACTTCTCCCCCGTCAACGGATCAACACCGATATCCTCAGCCTTGACACCAAACAACAACCGTTGCGGGATAGCCATAATCTCAGCCGTGGCAGCCATCGTCATCAAAGTTCTCGCAGCAGCATCAGTGATAGACCGCAACTCCGGTGTAATCTCAGACACCCCATACAAGTCAGCCAATGATGTGCGGTTAACGATAGGAACCACAGGAACCACCATCAACCCATGCCGGATACGTTGCAAAACCTTCCAAGCACCATCCTCTTTAATCCACTGAATAGTGTCCTCAGGCAGATACAAAGTAGCGGAAATAACCTCCGCACCAGACGAATCATATGTCACCCTGATAGCCTGCGTAACCTCCCTGGTTCGCGGGTCCATATCCGCGAACAACCCTGCCGGCGGCTCCACCCTAATCAACGGAACCTCAGGATCAACATTCACATCAATCTTAGGGTCAGGCATAGAAATAGTGATATAAGACCGCCCATAAATCAAAGCATCAGTATGCCCTAGCGTGGCATCAATATCAAGATTGTTTGTTTGCCACCAATTCCACAAATCCTCGTCACCCTCAGGGTTGTCACCAACCCTGAACCCTTCAACTTCCTGACGTTCCGCGATCGAATCAACATACAATCGGGGATAACCCACATTAGCGAGCAACCTCTGCATATTCGGTGGGACAGCGATACCGATAGCATCCGGCCTTTTCTGGGCCTCATAATAGAGCTTGCTGTCTTTCAGCCCTTGCTGGGCCTGCTCAAACTGGTCAATCATATCGTCGCGGATTTTCTCAACGTCGCCCGTAGCCATTAACTCACCACCAATCTCATGAGATTACCAAAGCCTTTCCTGTGCGGTACTTAGAACTGATAAGATATTGGTGTCTGATACCCCAAGCCAATACCGCACAGACCGCAACGTCTATTTTCCTAGAACTGTCTTTACTTGCCTTACGAATAGATATACTATCATATTGCGTCGGATGCCTCTTAGCGTTCAACACATGCTGGCGCATCACCTTATTACCGTCATGAATCAATTCTTCCTCAAGAACCGAATCCAAAAACCGTTCACAATCCAAACCAAACACTTTCTGATTACCACGCATATCAAACGCAATATTATTAGCGGGTGACGCTTTAACCTTCATCTTACGGCCAAAATCTCTCGACCACCCGTCAACATAACTTTCAAACTCTTTCACGTCGGCACGCATACCAACAACAGTGTAAGTGGACATAGCTGCCCTAACCATAGCATCCACATCTTCACGCGGAACCTCACCCGTAGGCGAATCAGCAGGATTCCAATGCTTCAACAAAAACAGTGCACCATCAGACACCCGGCACGCAACCAACGCAGTCCAGTCATTCGACTTAGAACCATCAAACCCCAATGTGATTTTCTCACCCGGCCCCAAAACCTCAGGTCTGAAACAGCGATCCCACTCGTAAGTTGCAATCCAAGAATCCTCTGTGGCAGTAACATGGTTCAGGAACTTGCGGCGAGACTCAGTAATCGGATTCTTAACATCCAACACAGACTTCACAATAGCATCCACCGGCAACCAATACGAGTCACCGCGAGCAACCTCAATACCCGCCCGAAGTTTCTTCACACCCATATTAAACCCGTCAGCGTCCTCACGCTCAGAAGGAATCTCAGACACCGGGGTATCCGCAGGAGCTTCCAACGCATCATACAACGTGCCGGCATACGCGGCAGTCCCAGCCTCAACAGACTGCCAAGCATCATAGTCACGCTCAGCAACCGAATCCTCACCAGGAATGTGGGCATTACAAATCGACAATGTACGGGCATTAGGAATCTTAGTGACATTACCCTCAATCACACCAGCCAAAGCATGGCCATCATTAGACTCATACCAAAACTGTGTCTCATTCCTAATAACCAACGTAGGCCGGTTACCCTCCATAGCATACGGTGAACTAGTAACAGCCTCAATCCTACCACCAGCAGCAGAATAAATAATAGTTTTATTAACATCTAGTGCGTATTCTTGCTTCAACTGGGTTGACACCATCACCGGGAACAGCGACATAGTATTCTTAGTTTGTTCCTGCGACACAGCTACAATCTGAACCCACGCCGCGTGGCGTGTCTTACCATGAGGAACACCATCCACAAACTTATCAAACCGCACAGGACCACACAACTCAGCCAAAGACAATGCCGCACCTAAAGGGTCTTTACCCCACCCCTTCATTCGACGCAACACACCATTACGGTATGCGTAGTTACCATCTTCATCAACGGCATACCACCACAACACCCAACGGGCCTGCTCCAACGTAGGCATAAATGGTTCCCCAGCATTATCGCCGCCGGGAGTTTTCACATATTCGGCCCACCAGTTGAGAATACCCCAGCCCAGCGACCGCTCAGGCAAATACCATCCACCCGACTTCAACCTTCTCCAAGAAGGCCCAATCAAATGCGGTTCCGTCGGTACTAGGATATTCTCATCCACGACTAACTCCTAACCTTCCGTTTGTCGTCCCGAATAGCTGACCACAACTGAACAATCATCCTCACGTTGCCAATTTGAATCAGACCACCCATGCCGCCGGCCAACGTCCACTGTTCGATCAACGGACGGTCAATATGCCCCGCCAAAGCGCCAAGGACCAAGAAGTTTATCGCAAGACCAACGATCTGCATTTTGTAGGCCGTGATGCGTTGCGGAATCGCCGCGCCGATCAAACACAGTGA